ACTTTGACTCACGGCACAAGGGATTCCGTAAGGCTCACAAGACAGGATTGCTAACTGGTGGCGCGAAGTTTGTACGCACTGGCGTAAATCCTGATGAAGCCCAGATGCTTGATAGCCGTAAGTTAGCCATTGAAGAAGTAGCTCGCATCTTCCGCGTTCCACCGCACATGATCGGCGTTACTACACCGGGTGCAATGTCTTACGCATCTGTTGAACAAAACAACATTAACTTTGTAACCCATACCTTGCGCCCATACGTTGCAAAGATTGAAGATGCTTACAGCGCACTTCTAGCGGAAGGCGCATTCATCCGCTTTAACGTAGATGGCTTATTGCGTGGTGATTTTGCTACTAGAATGAACGGATACTCAATTGGTTCACAAGCAGGATTCCTATCAGTCAATGACATCAGACGTTTCGAAGATCTCAGACCTGTGGATGGTGGTGACGTTTATCGCGTTCCTCTGGCTAACGTGGATCTGGGTGCTGCTTCACTCGTTGAAACCGACAAGCGTGTCACTATGGCTCAGAAACTTATTCTTAGTGGGTTCGATCCTGCTGGGGTTTTGGTTGCTTTAGGTCTGCCACCGATACAGCATTCGGGAGTTCCTTCAGTTCAGCTGCAAGGTGTTGCTCAGATTGATCCGGAAGATCCAGAAGCGGTTTATGACGTTCAGCGTACACATGACGTGAATGTGCAAATGCCAGAAACTATTGTTAATGTGCCACCTGCAATCATTAACGTTGCACCGCCTAATGTTACGGTTGAAGCACCACAACAGAAAACAACCATTCGCACCGTTGAGCGTGACGATAACGGACACATCGTAAACATCATTGAAAGAGTTGAGGGATAATGGCAACCGGCATGAGCGCGTATCTAGCAAACAGTTTGCTTAACGCTTTAGGTAATAACACCGCATACGCTGTAACTAACGTTTATGTAAAACTACACGTTGGCGATCCCGGTGCAGCAGGTACGGCTAACGCTGCTACTGAAACAACTCGCAAGGCTGTATCTTTTGCTGGTGCTTCTAACGGCTCTATTGCTTCTGATGCTGATGTTACCTGGACAAACATAAGTGGCAGTCAGGATGCAACTTTCTTCACTGCTTGGGATTCATTAACTACTGGAAACTTTTTGTTTTCTGGAACTATCACAGGCAACCCTTACACCGCAGGCGATACCTACACAATCACTTCTGGTTCTTTCGTAACATCCCTAACCGTAGCGAGCTAAGTTATGGGTTCGTCAGAACTCAATGACTTTCAGTTAAACACTGACCGTTTAGCGCGACTAGCGCAGATGGTCTTAGATTCACGTCAGTTAAATTCAACGGTTGTTGGTGGCAGGTCTGCTTATGATGCAACTGATTTAGTTTATGACTCAGCAGTATCTACCTATGAAGGCGTACTTACTCAGTTAGCAAGTAGTTCAGCTAATCTCAATGGTCTAAGCGCAAGCATTGCATCTACGCCAAATGTTGTCGTGTCTGCTGCATCTACTTTGGGTGCATTGACCAGCTCTAGCAATTCATTGGTCAGCCACAGTGTTTCATCTGCTGCATCACTTGGGTCTATAAATTCCACAGCTACAACTATTTCACAAATCTTTGCAACTTTAGATGCTCCGCTAGGTGAGATTGCTAACGTTGTGCAGGCTACGGTTAGCCACGTTGCTTCAGCAGAAGCGGTTCTAGGTGAATTAACGGCAACCGCAAATACAACCCCAGAAATACTTCCAGTATTTGCATCTGAACTAGGTGGATTAGTCAGCATTTCTGATGCTCTTGTTACTCACGTTGCAACGGCTGAATCTGCACTTGGAGCGATTACTTCAACAGCAGACACATTGCCAACGATCAAACCCGTATTTATGGGTTTGCTTGGTGAACTATCAGCTAGTGCTACTTCAACTGTTATACCGCCAACACCACCGGAACCTGTTGCTCCCGGCTACGGTTCCAATCGCCCATACCCTGCACCGCCAAAACGTCAGCCAAAGGTTGAACCAGCACCACAGCCACCAACACCTGTAATAGTTGAAACACCACCAGCACGACCTGTAAGAATGCCTGCAACGATCACGGCTACAACATCAGCTTTAAGTCCAAAATTCTCTACAAATGTCAGTGCACAAGTAGAATGGTCAATACTAGAAGATGAAGCAGAACTGCTTCTAATGCTCTAAGGATTCTCAATGGCTATCAGCACAGGTCACACAGCAGTTCTGACCACACCTTCACAGATAGATGGGCAAAGTCCAAATCCTTCGCGCATTCGTATCTTTAACGCTAGCAACGATAAGACCGTTTACATTGGTAATGGTGATGTAACTATTAACAATGGTTTTGGTTTAGTTAAACTTGAACAAATGGACTTATTACTCAATCCGGGTGAAGCATTATTCGTAGTTGCTGAAAGTGCCGGTGCAAGTATTCACTGGATAAGGCAGACACTTTACTAATGCCATACTTCATAACAGATAAAGCAGAAGGTTGTTCAGGCTGGGCAACTACGAAACAAGATGGCGAAGTTTTAGGTTGCCATGAAAGCAAGCAAGATGCAGTAAAACAAATGGTTGCTTTGTCTTTGGCTGAAAAATTAGAGCCGGGTGGCGAACGCGCCTTGCCTGAGAATTACAGACCAGCACTAGCGCAAGATGTTCCAGAAGGTCGTGCCTGTGGAAACTGCGTGTTTTTCAATGAAGAACGTCAGAATGAAGAAGGCACTAAAGCATGGTGCGACAAATGGGATGAATTTGTTGATGGCGGTTACTACTGCAACGCTTGGGCAGAAAAGTCAGATGATGACATGGAAGATGACCAAGTAGATGATCTAGAAGATGTTAATGATTTAGAAGATCGTGCTATTAACAAAAAAGCACCTGCTTTTATGCGTGCAGCTGCAAGACGTGGGTTAGATTACTACTCAGAAGGCAAGGGCGGAGATGGTTTAACTCAAAAAACTATTCGTGAAGCTCGATTGATGGCACGCGGAACAGTCACAGACGATAAATGGGTAAGAATGGCAGCTTGGATTGCACGCCATTTAGACGATTTGGATAGTCCTGATGCCGATCCTAAATCACCAAATTATCCTTCTAAAGGAGTGGTAGCTCATTTACTTTGGGGATCTGGCCCTTCAAAAACAAAAGCAAGAGCCGCAATGCAGTATGCGTTAGATGTTGCAGAAAGAGTTAAAGAAGAAGAACAACGTCATTTAACTGGCAAACATGATCAAAAGTCACATGGCAAGGGTGGCGGTGGAGAAGTTGGTCAGGGAAACATTGAAATTACCAAAGAAATGGCTTCAGATTTTCGTGGTGGATCAGCTGCACCGCATTTAAGAGAGAATGCTGATGGTTCCTATTCATTTACACCGGAAAGACAAGCACTGCACGACAAAATAGTTTCAGATGCAGTTTCTGGCGTTCCTGTTTCGGATAATCCAACGTATTACGTCATGGGCGGTGGGCCGGCTGCCGGTAAGTCCACGATGCTTAAAGATTCGAAAGTAAACATTCCTTCTACGGATAAAGCAGTTCAAGTAAACCCGGATGAAGTCAAAGAAAAGTTGCCTGAATGGGATCGAATGCAGGGAGATACCAACAGAGCTGCATTTACGCATGAAGAATCAAGCTATGTTGCAAAGCGAATACAGGCAGCAGCTTTTGAAACTAAGCGAGATGTTGTAGCTGATGGAACTGGAGATAGTTCAGAAGCCAGCATGGGTAAGAAAATAAAGAAAGCAAAAGATGCCAATTACAGAGTTGTTGGCAATTACGCCACTGTTCCTACTCAAGTTGCAGTAGATAGAGCAAATGCAAGAGGTAAAAAAACCGGTAGATATGTTCCTGAATCAGTGATCAGGGGTACACATGCCGGAGTTAGTAGCGTTTTGCCAAAAATCGTAGATCAATTTGATGAAATTAACCTTTTTGATACCACCGGTGACCTAAAGTTGCTTGCAAGTGGCAAAAATGGTAAATTCAAGGTGAATGATGAAGAAGGTTACAACGCCTTCTTAGCAAAGGCTGGTGAGTAATGGTACAGGCAGAAATAATTGAGAAAATGTACGTTCACATAGCCCTAAAAAAGTCACAATCTAGCTTTAGGTACAAATTAACGCCAGAAATGCTCAAATTATGGGAACAAATAACCTATGAAATAAAAGAAATTCAGCAAAGAGGAGATTCCCTTGAAATTGTTGCTGAAATTCCCGACATTGAGATACCAAATCCTGCTTAAAAGTTGCTTTTCTTAATCTTTTGTTATACACTCAGTATGTAAGTGAGATTAAGGAGTAGCGAGATGATGCAGGAAACACCTGTTGTTGGTCAGATTGTTTATGGCGTGTGGGGTTACGAAGCCACTTTCTATGAATTCTATGAAGTGATCAGCTTTGAAGGTCAATGGGCCAAGTTTCAGAAGATACAAAAAGAAGTAATTCCAAGTTCAGAACAATGGCCTTCTGTGGTTGGCGTTGTGCCTAGTTCAGAACCAGAAGGAAAGCCCTTCAAGCGGAAAGTAAAGTTCAACTCTTATGGTTGGGTTTCTAAAGGTTCCAACGAATACGAAGGAATTATCGGAGTTTGGGAAGGCGAACCAAAGATGCAATCGGCTCCCGGAACTTACTAAATAAACAAATAGAGTGGCGGAAGCAATTCCGCCATTTTTTTATGCCAAAATAGACTTAACGCAATTTCTAAATTGGAGTAACTTTGAAAACCGTTGAACGCAGAACAAGTCCGGCAAATTTTGAACTTAATTTTGAAGGTGAAGCAAGTTCTGACAAAATGACCTTCAGAGGATATGCTGCGGTTTTCGATTCGCCTTCTGAACCACTACCTTTCACTGAGTACATTCGTACCGGTGCTTTTCAGCGTTCATTGAAAACACGCAACGAAGTGAAAATGTTTATGAATCACAACATGGATCACATTCTTGCTTCTACACGTTCCGGAACCCTAAGACTTACAGAAGATTCAAAGGGCTTATTAGCTGAAGCCAAACTGCCTGAAACAACCGTTGGTCGTGACTTATCAGTTTTGATGCAACGTGGAGATGTTCATTCAATGAGTTTCGGTTTCTCAGTTCCGCCAAATGGTGACAAGTGGAGCAGTGACGGATCTACACGGGAACTACATCAAATCCGTTTACATGAAGTTTCTGTTGTTACTGGATTCCCAGCCTATGAAGCAACAACTGCTGACGTTCGTACCATTGACATTCTTGCAACTCGCACTTTAGTTGATGCAGATTCTTTAGCAGATGCAATGGTTCGACTTGAAGAAGGTCAAACACTAACTGACACACAAGCTGAAATTCTGACTGAAGTTGTTTCTAAACTTAGAGCAGATCAACCAAACCCAGCAGACTTGTTGGAAATCAAACGCAAACAACTTGATTTAATGCTTAAAGCGTTCTAACATAATTACAAAGAACGGTTCGGATGTGGGGAAGCATCTGAGCCGTTTTTTATTGTGCCATAATTAGAGTGTGCGATTGCGTGGAGCCACCATTGCGCTTTTCTGTCGTGGAGCCACACAGAATCCCTGCAAGACCCAATCCAATCTAAGACTTTAGGAGTCCACATGTCTGACTACATCCGTCAGCAAGCGGAAGCACGCGCTAAGGCTTGGGAAGAAGCAAAGGCTCTTCTCGACTCAGCAGCAGCTGAAAAGCGCGATCTATCCGCAGAAGAAAACCAAACTTATGACCGCATCATGGCAGACCTTGATCAGCGTTCACAGGTAATGGAAACCATGAAGGCACAAGCAGAGCGCGAAGAGCGTGCAGCTGAAGCTATGAAGGGTTTCGAAGCACAAGTTAAGCCAGAAGTTGTTTCTGTTCCAGAAATCAACGAAGCTGAACTAATCCGTTCCCTAGCACGCGGTGAGATTCGTTCCCACTCGTTCGAGAAGCGCGATGTAACAAAGGGTTCGACTGGCGCACCAGTTCCAACTTCTTTCTACGATCAGGTAATCATGCTTGCTCGTCACGTTGGCCCAATGCTAGAAACATCAACCATCCTTAACACAGCCGGTGGCGAGAATCTTCAGATTCCTTCACTATCTGCATACAGCGTTGGTACAGTTTCTGCTGAAGCAGCTGCAATTGGCGAAAGCGATCCAGCATTCAACGCATTCAAGACCCTTGGTGCTTACAAGTACTCATTCTTGACCCAGATCAGCCGTGAAATGGTTGAAGATGCAGGCGTTGATATCCTTGGATTCCTTGCCCAGCAAACAGGTAACGCACTTGGCTACGCAGTCAATGGCGCACTAACAACTGGAACTGGAACAGTACAGCCAACAGGTATCGTAACTGCCGCAGGTTCAGGCATCACTGGCGGAACCGGCGTAACAGGCGCATTCACTGCTGACAACCTAATTGACTTGGTTTACAGCGTTGATACCGCAGGTCGCACCCTTCCGGGAACTGGCTGGCAGATGAACGCCCAGTCAATCGCAGCTGTTCGCAAGTTGAAGGATTCAGCAGGTCAGTACCTGTTCAGCCCATCACTATCGGCAGATGCACGCGATCTATTGCTTGGTTACCCAATCTTTGAGAACCCAGCAATGGCAGCTCCAGCAACATCAGCTAAGTCCGTTATCTTCGGACACCTACCTAGCTACTTCGCACGCACAGTTGGCGGATTGCGCCTAGATCGTTCAGACGATTACGCATTCCAGAATGACTTGATTACCTTCCGCGCCACAATGCGCGTAGACGGCAATCTAATTCAGACCAGCCATGTGAAGTACTTCGCAGGCGGAGCCAGCTAGTAATAGCACCCCAAAACGTAGAACCCCACCGGGAGCGCAGGCTTGGTGGGGTTCTGCTTTTGTTTTAGCAGGTTTTAGGTTAAGGTTTGACTACCTGCGATCTAAGGAACACCTGTGAGCAAATCCCTATGTATTGGCTGGAACTCTAACGCACCTTGGGCTGCGACTGGATACGGCACACAAACAGCACAAGTCACACAACGACTTAAAGCATTAGGCCACGATGTTGCAATCTTTAACAACTACGGCCTAGAAGGTTCTAACACTGACTGGGAAGGTATGCCCGTTTATCAACGTGGCGCAGACCTTTATTCAAATGATGTAGTCCCAGCGCACATGCACGACTGGACTTCACGTCATCCAAAGCAACCGCACATTCTTTTCACGCTCTATGACGTATGGGTATTCAAAGGCGATAGGTGGAGCGATTGGAACGTAGCAAGTTGGGTTCCTGTTGATCACATCCCTGCACCGCCAGAAGTAATTAAGTGGCTACGCAATGACTTTGTAACCCCTATTGCCATGAGCCAATACGGGCAGGCAATGATTGAGAACGTAGGGATTGAATCTCTTTATGTGCCACACGGCATTGAGTCAGTCTTTAAGCCAATGAAACGCCACAAGGGAACTACTGGGCGCGACTTCATAGGCATTGACGAAGATAAGTTTGTTGTCGGAATGAATGCAGCTAATAAAGGCGTGAGTCCTAATCGCAAAGCATTTGGCGAAAACATTCTTGCGTTCTCGATGTTTGCTCAAAAGCACGATGACGTAGTTCTGTATCTGCACACAGATCAGCTTGGCGCACTTGGCGGAATTAAGTTGATGCAACTACTTCAGTCTTGTGGAGTGCCTGAAGAAAAGTTTAGGTTTGTTGATCCATACACCTACCGCACCGGAATTGAGCAACAGACACTAGCAACGATCTATACGGCTATGGATGTTCTACTTGCTACCTCATACGGTGAAGGTTTTGGTATTCCAACTATCGAAGCGCAAGCCTGTGGCACGCCAGTCATTATTTCTGACTTTGCAGCTTCAACAGAGCTACTAGGTGACGGCTGGTTAATTGAAGGTCAGCCACTTTGGGATGCACCGCAGGCAAGTTGGTTCCACATGCCTAGCGTTCCCGGCATTGTGGATGCGCTAGAGCAGGCTTATCAGCGTGGTCGTGGCAGGTCAGAAAAGGCGCAAGAGTTTGCCAAAGCGTATAACGCAGATACGGTCTTTGAAGAACACTGGAAACCTGCACTAAAGGTTTTGGAGTCCAAAGCCCTAGAACGGATGTAGAGCGTGAAAATAGGCTGGTACACACATCACGTTGAGAATCAGGTTAAAGTGCCTGAGAATGGCTCTGTGGGGCAGGAAGGGCTATTCAGTGGGCAGTTTGCAGGTGGCGCAGAAATGTCAGACTACGAATACCGCTTGCAAGCACCTTTGGACTATGAGATCGAAATTGTCACGCCATACACATTTGATCAGTTTGAGCCAAGCAAGTTTGATTCGGTCATTGTCACCGGAACAGATGCGTTTACAGATGTTCAGTTGTATGAACTGAGCAAGCATGACCCGTTCGTGTTTGTGCATCATTTACAGACACCAAGGGCAGGGCTTAATTCTTTAATCTCTGGCAGTCGTTTATTTGTAACCCATACCCCGGCACACATGCGCAGGGAGTTATCTTGGGCAAAGCCACGCAAAACAGCTCAGGTTTTAAGTTACTTCGACACCAGTAAGTGTTATGACCATTTAGACAAACAACCTTGGGCTTTATGGGCAGCTCGTAACCATCCGCTTAAGGGCAGACTAAAAGCAGAACTTTGGGCAGCGCAGGCAGGTTATGAGTTCAAAGCTCTTACAGATGTGCCGCGTGAACAGGTTCTAGATGCTATGGCTAGGGTCGAATGGTTTGTGCATTTGCCGTTAGCGTTTGAGTCTGAATGTCGCGCAGTTATGGAAGCCGTTCTTTCAGGGTGCAGGATTCACACCAACGACAACGTAGGCATCACGTCAGTTCAAGATTGGCAAGATGCAGATCACTTAAGACACATGATAGATAAAGCCGGGGACACCTTCTGGAGATTGGTACAACAATGAGAATGCTTACGATTATTCCTACACGGGGTCGCAACGATAACGCGATTCGTTTATTTGAAGCAATCAACGCAACAGCAGACTTTACGGAAGTTGTCTTTGCAATAGATGCAGATGACGCGAAAACCTATAACGGGCTTATGGCAGAAACGGCTGGGCTAGATAACGTCAAGGTCTGTATCGCCAACCGTATGGGCATGAACGGCACTCTTAACCATTGGGCTTTATGGTTTGCGCCTGACTATGACTACATCTGCTTCATGGGTGATGACCACCTACCGCGCACTGGTGGTTGGGATACGAAACTTGCAGAAGCCATTGGCGATCAGCCCGGCATTGCTTACGGTAACGATTTACTGCAAGGCGAGAACCTGCCAACTGCCGTAGTTATGTCTAGCAAGATCATCAGGGCTACGGGCTTTATGTCACCACCAGCCCTAAAGCATTTGTTCCTAGATAACTACTGGCTTGCAATGGGTAAGGCTCTAGGTAACTGCAACTATTTGCCAGATGTAATCCTTGAACACCTGCACTACACAAACGGCAAGGCTGAACACGATGACCGTTACGCAGCTGTGAACACGCCTGAAATGCACAACGGCGATCAGGCTATCTTTGCTGAGTACCTTGCCACTGAATTTGCTAACGATGTTGAGAACGTAAAGGCTTGGTAATGAAGATACTTATCACCGGGCATAAGGGCTTTGTTGGTCGTAACTTTGTAAAGGCTTTGCCTAATAGCAAGATCACCGGGATTGACTTAAAAGACGGACACGATTGCCGGGATTTCTTTAAGCGCAATTCAGAACAGTTTGACTTGGTAATTCATCTAGCCGCCATTGTTGGTGGTCGGGCAACTATCGAAGGCGAGCCATTAAGCGTAGCCACTGACTTATCCATAGATGCAGAGTTCTTTAATTGGGTACAAAAGACTAAGCCTAAGAACGTGGTCTATTTCTCTAGTTCTGCTGCTTACCCAATCGAGCTACAAAAGCCAGAACACAGATACCGTTTAGCAGAGTCAGACATTCGCCTAGATGCAGTTAGCAACCCTGACCTTACTTACGGCTGGGCAAAATTAACTGGGGAGTATCTTGCGCAATTTGTGACCGATTCCAAGATGTTTGTCTTTAGACCATTTAGCGGATACGGATCAGATCAAGATGTAGATTACCCGTTCCCTAGTTTTATTGACCGCGCTCTAGCCGGGGTAGAAGTCTTTGACATTTGGGGTGACGGTGAGCAGGTGCGCGACTTCATCCACATTGAGGACATTGTTCAGGCTGTTCTGTGGCACGTTCAGACCGGCTATGACGGTACTTGGAACCTATGCTCTGGCATTCCTACAAGCTTTAATGACTTGGCTCAAATGGTCTGTGAAGAAGCAGGGATTGCGCCTATCTTTAATCACATACTGACTGCGCCGGTTGGCGTTCAGTATCGCGTAGGTAATCCTTATCAATCACATCATTACTTTAGACCTCAAATCTCTTTGCGCGAAGGCATCCGCAGGGCATTAAAAGAAAGAAAAACCCTGTAAATAAACGCTTTTTACTCTTGACAACTGTTATACATTATGGGATAATTCTTATGTAGGGCGTTTTAGGGAGTAGTGAGATGAGCGAGTTCTTGATTGAGTCGCGGTGGGAAGTTTCGGCTGAAATGGTTGAAAAAGCATATGAAGTTGCTGTTGCTGTTCATCAAGAAATGATCAAAAAACAAAAAGAAATAGCTAAAGAAATTTTGGCTGTTTTGGCTAAAAGGGCTTGACAAACGTTATACAAACTGAAACAATAAGAATGTAGTCAAAAAGAAGGAGTAGCAAAATGGCTTTTATGAGTCAAGAAAACAAAGCAGAAAAAGCACCAGTTATCAAGGCTATCTTGAAGAAGTATGGTCTTAAGGGTTCGTTGGCTGTAAGGAATCATTCATCCTTGGTGTTGAACATTTCAGAAGGCCCAATCAACTTTTACGAGAACATGATTCAAACTGCAAAAGAGCAAAACGCAGAAACCAAGTACATCAGCGAGGACATTCAAGTTAATCCTTACTGGTACAAAAAGGATTTCACTGGCGTTGCTTTGGAAGCAATGACTGAATTGATCGAAGCAATGAACGCAGGCAACTGGGATGAAAGCGACATTCAAACCGATTACTTCAACGTTGGTTGGTACATAGACATCAACATTGGAAAATACAGCAAACCTTACAAGTTGGTTGCCTAACAATTAGCCCCTAGGAAACTGGGGGCTTTTTTGTATCTGCCGTACAATAGGAACAGACTTTAGGAGTTTCCATTGGCAATCACAAACGGCTACGCCACACTTGCACAAGTTAAATCAGCTTTGCGTATTTCAGACAACGTAGATGATGCACTATTAGAAATGGCTGTTGAGTCTGCATCACGGGCTATTGATGGTCATGCTGGGCGTTACTTCTATTCATCCGGTACTGCTACGCGCTACTACGCAGCAGAAGATTCTTTCATTACTCAGATAGATGACGTTTCTGGAACTGCCATAACTTTACAAACTTCATCAGCAGGCGATGGCGTATTTGATACGACTTGGGCTGTTGGAGATTATCAGTTAGAACCACTTAATGGAAACGTAGACGGGCTTGCTGTTCCATACACACGCATTCGCGCTGTTGAAAATTACCTATTCCCGGTAGAAGCAGATCAGGCTTTAGTCAAACTCACCGCAGTTTTTGGTTGGGCATCTGTGCCTATTTCAATTACACAAGCTTGCATTATTCAATCTAGCCGTATCTTCAAGCGTTTAGACTCTCCACTTGGTATTGCTGGATTTGGTGACATGGGCGCAATGCGCGTTAGTCGTTACTTAGATCCTGATGTTGAGCAGCTAGTCGCGCCTTATCGCCGGGTTAGGAACTTTGTCTAATGGCTTCTATTTCAGAGCTTCGCGCTGGAATTAAAGCAAACCTAGCCACAATCTCAGGGCTAAGGGTTTCTGACTTTCAGCCCGACAACATAAATCCACCTGTTGCCATTGTTTTTCCAATTACTGTGAACTATGACGATACTTTTCAGCGCGGAATGCAGACTTACACTTTTTCAGTTCAGGTAATTGTGGGCAGGCAATCAGAGCGTTCCGGGCAAAACTCAATAGATGCTTACTGTTCCAGCACCGGGGCAAGCAGTATCAAACTAGCAATAGAATCTAATAAGACACTTGGTGGCAAGGCGTTCGATACCAGAGTTACAGACATGCGCAACTATGGTGAACTACTTGTTGGTGAGGTAAACTATTTATCAGCAGAGTTCGTAGTTCTCTGCTATGCAGACTAAGGGAGCAACACAACATGGCGAAATTCGCAGCCACCGATTACAAGGTAACTGTAAACGGCACAAACTTTTCAACAAACCTAAACAGCGTTGAACTGTCTATTGAATCAGACGATTTAGAAACAACTGCTTTCGGTGGCGAATGGCGCACCCGTATCGGCGGTCTAAAGTCCGGTTCTTTAACTCTTCAATTCATGCAGGACTTTGGTTCATCTTCAGTAGATGCAACTCTGTATCCATTGCTTAACACTTTGGCTACTGTTGTAATCGTTCCAACTTCAGGAACTGTAAACAGCACCAATCCTTCATACACAGCAACTTGCTTGGTAAACAGCTACTCACCATTTGCATCAAGCGTTGGCGATATCGCTACCTTGTCTGTAACTTGGCCTGTATCTGGCACAGTCACACGCGGAACTAGCGCGTAACTATGAAAATCAACCTGCGCGTTACTTTTGATGACAAGTCAGTTGAAGATATTTCAGCTACTGCCCGTGATCTTGTTGCTTTTGAAGATAAGTTCACTAAGAGTGTTGCTTCGCTAGAAACTGATTTTCGGATTACTGACTTGTTATGGATTGCATGGCATTGGCTACACCGTCAAGGAAAAACTAAAAAAGACTTTGACGAATGGTGCGATGAAGTAGACACTATTGAAGCGAGTGACGAAAGCCCAAAATAACTGGGTTGGGTGACTCATCCCAACATTGGTATTTGGCTTACCTTGCGTGTGAAACTGGCATTGCTCCGTCAGTTTTAATGCAAGAATCTGAGCGTATGCTTTTTACTATGAGCATGTACCTGCGATGGAGAAATAGTCAGGGGTCATAGTGGCGTTACCTTTTAAGATTGTTGGTTTAGCTGAAACGGTCAAAATTCTTAACAGTATTGATAAAGACATTGTTAAAGAAGCTAGAAAAGATCTAAGAAACGGCGCACAGCCAGTTGCTAATGCAATTAAGTCAAACATTCCTACTGAAGCACCTTTGCGTGGAATGGTTCACAATGGGCGTACAGCATGGCAACCGGCTGGAATCACGGCGAAAGTAAAAACCAATTTTTCTAAAAAAGCAGAACGCTATGGAACATCTTTAGTTTCAATTGTTGTTGGCCCTAAAGGTAAAACTTCTACCGGTGCAGCTGCCTTCCAAATTGCTGACATGGCTGGTCGAAAGCATAGAGGAAAGACAAGATCTGGCAAGGCAATGATTAGAGCTTTGAATACACAGGCTAAAGCATCTCGCTACGTCTACCCTGCTGCTGAACGGGAAATCCCATACGTCAAATCTCAGGTAGACGATACAATTAAGAAATTGAGTCGCGAATACAACGAACGATTAAAAAAGGGTAGATAAATCATGGCAATTATTGTTCCGATTACATCTACCTTTGATGCAAATGGCGTTACCAAGGCTGAACGAGCTTTTAAGGGTTTGACTGGGGAATCCAGTAAATTATCTAAGTCCATTTCTTCTAGTTCCAACATAATGAGGACGGCCTTAGCCGGTGTTGGTGCTGCATCTGTTGTTAAAGGCTTGCAGTCTGCTGTTATGGCTGCATCTAATCTTTCTGAATCTATTGCTAAATCTGACACAGTATTTGGTAAAAACGCCAAAGCAATTCAAGACTGGTCTAAAACCACAGCAAGCGCACTTGGCGTAAGCCGTCAAGCCGCATTAGAAGCTGCCGGAACTTACGGAAACTTGTTTAGAGCTTTTGGAATTAGTGAGCAAGAATCTGCAAACATGTCTACCAGCCTTGTTCAATTGGCTGCTGACCTTGCTTCCTTTAACAACGTTGCTATTGATGATGCGTTGCTTGCTTTGCGTTCTGGTCTATCTGGCGAAACAGAGCCGCTAAAACGCTTTGGTATTGCCTTAAATGAAGCCAGACTTAAAGAAGAAGCTCTTAGATTAGGTTTAATTAAAACCACTAAAGGCACGTTGCCGCAGGTTATTAAGACACAAGCTGCTTATGCGTTGATTATGAAAGATAGCGCATTAGCTCAAGGTGACGTAGCGCGTACCGCAGGCGGCCTTGCCAACCAAATGAAGTTCCTACAAGCAGGACTTCAGGATGCTAAGGCTGGATTTGGCGAAGCCTTGCTACCGGCAGCCTTGGCAGTGGTTACCGCGTTTAATCAAGAGCTTCTGCCTGCCGTTCAGCGTGTTGTTGAAGTCATTAAGCTTCAGGGCGCAGGCGATGGCCTAAAGGCAGTAGGCACAGAAATTTCTAACGTCATAGTAAACCTACAAGGAACAGCTAAGACGGTTAAAGATTTAATCCTTGTAATGATTGGCATCAAGATAGTAATTCCAGTAGTTGCGGCTTTGCGCGGAGCTTGGATTGGTGTTACTGCTGCCATTGGAGCTACTGCCACAGCTACCCAGATTGCAGCAGGAGTTATGCGATCTGCCTTAATTAGTACGGGTATTGGTGCGCTTATTGTTGCGGCTGGCCTTCTAGTTGGCAAGCTAATTGAGATGCGCATTCAAGCAAGCGCAACAGATCAAACAATACGTTTTATGGAATCTAACGGCACTAAGTCCTTTAGAAACATGGGTCAAGCCGCTGATTTAATGAACGGCAAGATTCAGATGAACATTGTCAGCCTAAATGCCGTAGCTCTAGCGGCTAGTCGTGCGGCTGATGAATTAGACAATGCTGGCATTATGAACGTCAAGCGCGGCAACGTACCTACCCCTGTTGCTGTTCCGGGTACTGATCAAGCAGGTTTGGGTGGCACAGCTGGCAAGGCTGCTAAAGCGGCTACTGCCGTTAAGGGATTAAGCGAAGCTGGCAAAATGGCGCAGCAAGCAATGGCTAGATTGGGCGATGAATTAGGTCGCAGCAATGGAATTCTTGCACAAGCTAAAGATGCTTACGCAAGTTTCAAAGACACGGTTAAGGGCGCAATCACTGGAATTATAGATTTTGGTGCAGCTGCTACTGCTGAATCGGGTTCATTCTTAGAAAATCTTGTTGCTCAAGCCGCTAAAGCCGCTGACTTTGGAACCAAGGTCAAGCAACTTTTGGCAATGGGTCTTTCTGAAACTGCTATCAGTCAGGTACTAGCCGCAGGCGCAGATGCTGGAACCAAGATAGCTGATGAAATTATCGCCGGTGGCGCAACTGTTGTTGATCAAGTTAATACCCTTGTAACGGCTACACAATCGGTTGCTGATGCCGTTGGTGAGTCAGCTGCTTCCCAGTTCTACACCGCAGGCGTTGCTGCTGGTCAAGCTCTTGTAGACGGCGTTAAGGCAGCCATTGCTGCTGCTGGTCTGTCGGTCACAGCTACTGGAACTATTGTTAATCAGGCAGGCATAGATCAGGTTAATTCTGCTATTGCTAAAGCAAAGGGCAAGAAGTCACCGGGTAAGACAAAGATCACGGATAAAGAACGCAAGAACATTATGGACTTGGCTTCATCTCTTGGTGTTGAAGTTCCTGCCTTTGCTAAGGGTGGCATTGTCACCGGGCCAACACTAGCTCTAATCGGTGAAGCCGGGCCAGAAGCTGTTGTGCCGTTATCAGGTCGTAATGCAGGCATGGGCAACAACATCACAATTAACGTGAATGCAGGTATGGGCGCAGACGGTGCTTCTATTGGTCGTGACATTGTGGATGCCATTAAGAGATATGAGCGCACTAGTGGCCCGGTATTTGCGAGCGCATAAATGTCTAATCCAGAAACTAAGGTCTACATTGCGTTTGACCTCACAGCATCAGGTGGTTCGTTCTTTGCGCTTGATGATCCAGTTCGCGGCGTTCTTGATAGCGATTACGTTTTGGGTGGCGATGTTCTGGTTGATGTTACTAACTATGTCGCTAGTGCTTCTATTTCTAGAGGTAAGTCACGGGAGCTAGACCGCTTCACCGCAGGCAACGCATCAGTTACTCTGCACAATGACGATAGAACCTTTGACCCCTTCTACGAGGATAGTCCTTACCGTTCCCAAATTTTGCCGCGCAAGCAAGTAGTTATTGAAACCAACGGCATTCGCCAGTTCACTGGTTACATTGATGACTGGGACTTGACTTATGAACTAGGTGGAAAGTCTTACGCATCGATCAGTTGTGTTGATGGTTTCTTGCAGTTGTCTGCAACTCAGTTGGCAGCCTTTACAAACATCGTTCAAAAATCTGGCGAGCGCATTGAAACAATTCTGAACAGACCAGAAGTTGCATGGCCTGCTGGTGAACGTGACATTGATACTGGTCAAGAAACATTGCAAGCAGATGTTGTTACTGAGAACACAAATGCACTTCAGTATTTGCAGGTTGTGGAATCAACTGAGCCTGCATCATTGTTCATGTCAAAGTCTGGTGCAGTAACTTTCAGAGATCGCATCACAGTGCCACCACTTGTGGACACACTGATATTTGCTGATGATGGTCGCGCTGAGTCTGTTGGATACAACAACATTCAAGTCATCTATGGTTCAGAAAACTTATACAACCGCGTGATCATCACAAGAGAAGGTGGAAGTCCACAGGTTGCTGACAACCTTTCATCTCAGGACATTTACGGCGTACAGACTTTATCCCTAGACGGGCTGCTTTTAGTTGATGATGCTGACTCACTTATTTTGGCTGACTACTTGCTTGGTCGTTACGATCAGCCAGAACTACGTTTCTCAAGTCTGCAAGTAACCCTGCACGACAAGAACACCGCAGATCAGGCAGAACTTCTAGCAGTTGAAATTCAAGACGTTATCAAGATCGTGTTTACCCCTAACGGAATACCGCCAGCCATTGAGCGATACGGCTTAGTTACAGGCATCAAGCACACCATTGGGATTGACACTCATACAGTCACGTTTGACTTTGGTTCGGTTCAGGACTTCCCTATCGTTCTTGATGACCCTATCTACGGCAGACTTGGTGGCGCGTTGCCGTTATACGATGCAATCACTGCTTCGTACGATGATGACCTTGTACGATACGATGGACAAGAAGAATTCGGATACATACTTGCTTTCTAAGGTGAACAATGCCAACTAATTACCCAACATCGTTGGATAACTTTACGAACCCGACGGCTAACGATTCTCTAAACCTGCCTTCACATTCAACGCAACACGCAAACGCCAATGATGCTATTGAAGCGATTGAAGCAAAACTTGGACTTGGCGCAAATGTTATGCCTTACGCATTCTCTGCTGGTACAGCGACACTAACAGGTGTGACAGCCGTAACTATGCCTGCTAGTAGATTCACTCAAAATCCATTAGTGCAAATAACACCTAGTTTTGGTGGTTCATCTTCAAACTCTTTTTATGCAGTTATCTTAAGCACAGGAACTACTTCAGTTTCTATGTATGTAGTTAGAAATGATGGAGTTCTAACAAATGGTGATGTGCATTGGTTTGCAATACAAATGACTTCAGCAGCATCGGCAGGATAAAAATGAACTTTAATTTGAAAGAATTTAATGCTATTTGCCACACAACTAATTGTGAAAATGCAGAAATAGTTTTTGTGGTTAATGTATTGGAAGCAGAACCAAATGCTATTTGTGGTGTCTGTGGCAATCAAATAACAGACTTAGAACCCAAGTAAACTTAGAAACAACACAGGAGTAAAACAAAATGGCTGGTGCTGGTAAAAAGACATTCACAGCAGGTGAAGTATTAACTGCAAGTGATGTAAACACATACCTAATGGAGCAATCCGTTATGTACTTTGGTGGTACGGCTGCACGAGCTTCAGCTATTCCTACACCGACAACAGGCATGACTTCCTACATTGGTGTTACTGGTACTGCGACTATTCCACAGATTGAAACTTACACAGGTTCAGCATGGCAGACACCTTATGGTTTGACACAAATTGTAAATGCTTCTGCAAGTGCTGCTGCAACTATTACTCTTGACAATGTTTTCAATACAACTTATGAAAATTACAGAATTGAATTCAATTTAACTTCATCAGCATCTGGTTTGATACGAATTAGATTGCGTGATGGTTCTGGTGATTCAACTGGAACAAATTACAAGTTTTCAGCACAACAAATAGTCGGTGGAAGTTGGGCAAACTTAGATAACTCAACTACTGAAAATGCTTTTACTTGTGGATTTAATGATGTGACTAGAGCAAGTGGAAGTGTGAATTTGTATTCCCCAAATATTGCGAATCTTACTTCTTACAATGCTCAAAGTAGTTATCAGCAGTACGGAACTTATGCAGGTGGAACGATAAATGTATCTACACAATGGACTGGGTTCAAAATCTACGCTACGTCTGGAAACATCACAGGAAACGTAAGAGTTTATGGAGTTAGGAACTCGTAATGACTGAAACATTAAAAGCAGTTATATTTGATGCTGCAACTGGTGAAGTAACAGAACGCCCACTGACAGCAGATGAAATTGCTGATCGTGAAGCAATGCAGGCGGAAGCAGAAGCACGAGAAGAAGAAGCAGAAGCCAAAGCAACTGCGCGTGAATCTGCCCTTGCTAAGTTGGCTGCCCTTGGTCTAACTGCTGACGAAGTGGCTGCACTGTAAACTAGAACTACCACATCCCAATGCTTAGCGTGGGACTTGAATGCCCTACTTCGGTGGGGCATTCTGCTTTGCTAAACTAATGCAATGGAACAATTACAAATCTGGTTCGCCACCTCACCGATCGCATCTTTTCTACGCACATTTGGAGCAGGTGTTTTGGGTTGGGTAATTCTTAACGCCAATGATCTGAACCTGCATCCTGCAATAGCCATTGCCCTTGCTTCTAGCTTGCCGGTCTTAATTTCATGGCTTAACCCTGCTGATGAACGCTTTGGCACTGATGTTGGAGTGGATGAATAATGGCATCCCCCTTGAAGGCGTGGGTTACTACGTTTCCTTATGGTGCTAAGTATTCAAACGGCACGATTCACAAAGGCATTGACGGCAGAGCCAAAGTTGGAACTCCTGTCTATGCAGCTGTTCCCGGTGTAATTGTTCACGCTGGCGTTCACAAGTTTCGTAAGGGCTGGGGAACGGCTTTTGGTATTCACGTCATAGTAGACAACGACAAGTTCTCAGATGGCGATGCAGGGCTTTGGGCTGGCTATTGCCACCTATCTAAAGTTGCAGTCCACGTTGGTCAAAGAGTTTCTAAGGGCGATCTTGTTGGTTACTCAGGTAACACAGGTAGAAGCACAGCTCCACATCTACACTTTCAAATCCTTGCTAGTCGCACTTGGAATCCTAAGAAGCACGTCAATCCTAAAAGGTGGATGGAAGCATGAGCCAATACATTTCACGCAAGTCAGATGCTAAGAGCAAGAACCCTACGCAAGTTCTAACCCCTGATGTATGGACTTCAGTTGAAGCATCTGGACTAACTGCCCTAGTGCCAAATGAGAACAGCAAGTATGGCGCGTTCTGGTCTGCTTACCTAAACATCAAGACCCCTAAAATCGGTGGCGCAACTGAGCTAACAATTCGCTGGGTGCGCGACCCTAAAGGCATCAACGATGCAACGGGTTACGAAACAAAGCCACTAAACAAAGGTGGCACTACGTTCGTCAAAGATAACTGGATGTTTCAAGCTGTTAAAGATCAGCCCGTTGTCTTTCAGGTCAAGGTAAACGGCAAGGCAACAATCACCACACGCGAAACTAAGTTGGCTATTCCATAATGTCTATTCTTGTAATCGCTCAATACGCAGCAGCACTGACAACTATTGCCGGTGCTGTTGGTCTTTTCGTTAAATGGGTTGTTGTAAAGCCGATCAAGGCGTACATAGATCAAGCTACTTATCCAATTTCACCCGGCGCAAATGGCGGCAGAAGCCTTAGCGATGTAGCTCAGACTGTAAACCGCATTGAGTCTAAGCAAACTGACATAGAAAAGCGCGTTGTTGCTATTGAGGAACTTGTTACAAAACCTGCAACACGCCCTAAGAAATCCGCAAACTGACTGACCTCTGGGTTACGCTTGTCTTAACCTATCCGAAAGGTGGTCTATGGTGTCATTCTTAGATGACATAGCCAGTATTCCCAGTCATACAAACGTATGCACTGTTGGAACATTACTAAAGCAATTACCCCCTAAAGAATCAGAAGCCTTACTCAAAGCAATAGATAGTTCTGATACCTCAATGGCGATGCTTGCCAGAGTTCTAGAAAAGCATGGTCACAAAATCCATAGAAAATCCCTACTACGTCATAGAAAACGTGGACAAAAGGAAGTCGGTTGCGCTTGTGAGTGATTTCAAAACTTGTAGCAACTGCAAAGAAACCAAAGTGGTAGACCTATTTGGTAAACGCAGCAGGAATAAAGACGGATTACATGAGAAATGTAAAGAGTGTGTGCGTAATTATTACGATCAAAGCAAAGAACGCATTAACGCCAATAACAAAATTCGTTATGAAAAAAATAAAGACACTATAAATGAGTATCAAAGAAATTATTACGTTCAAAACAAATCAAAAATCAACGCAAAGAATCGTAGTTTTTATGCACGCAACATTGAAAAGCAAATTGAACGTAGACAAAAGTATTATCAGACTCACAAGGAACAAGCTAAAAATAAGTATCATGTGCGCAGAGCAAGATTATTAAGCAATGGAATTTTTGTAGTTAAAGAAAAAGAAATTAAGAAAATAACAGAATCAAATTGTTTTTATTGTGGTTCAAAAGAGTCGATACAAATAGATCACATTGTTCCAATTAGCCGGGGTGGTTCACATTCAATAGGTAACTTGATTGCTGCCTGTTCCAAATGTAATCAAAGCAAGGGCAGTAAGTTTCTTACAGAATGGAAAGCGAGTTTGACATGGGTAGCCTAAAAGATGATCTAAGTAATCTAGGTGATGATACGCAACGAAAACGGATTGCTAAGGAAATCCCTAAGGGTTGGGAACCAGCAATTCAGTATGATTCCACAGGTGGAACGCTGACCTCAGTGCCAAGAATGGCTGTGCCTGATGAACCTGATCACGCGGAGTTGTTTGCTGAGTTTCAGCTAGACCCTAACCGTTGGCGTATAACAGGACTGCGCCGTTCTAAGTGGCAGTCATTTAATGGCGATTGGTTAGAAGCATTTAGGGCTACTTTTGTGCCAACTTCAGGAACCCACCAAATTCCAATAGATGACCTACTTGAAGTCATAAAGAAGTGGAAGCCAAAGCCACAGGATGCCTCTAGGAAGCCCGTAAAGGGGTCTGAGAGCCGTTTAGCCTACGTTGTGGTACTTGCAGACACCCAAGTCGGAAAAATTGACGGTGGTGGCTCTGAGGAGATTATTCAGAACGTATTACATAAGACCGATTTAGCGGTTGCCCGACTCAAGGAACTACGAAAGGCAGGGCGCGACATTGGAACGGTCTATCTACCGCAGCTTGGCGATTGTATTGAGGGGTTCAGTAGCCAAGGCGGAAAGAATGTGTGGAGAACGGATTTAGATCTAACTTCACAAATTCGTGTCTACCGGCGGTTACTACTTCACATGGTCAAGGCATTTGCGCCACTTGCTGAAAAGGTGATTGTGCCTTGTGTTCCGGGCAATCACGATGAAGCAGTGCGCGTTGGAAACTCAATGGCTACGACTTACACTGATTCATTCGCGCTAGATGCAGCTTCAGCAGTTGCGGATGCGCTGGCTGATCATCCTGACTTTAAGCACATAAGTTTTACCTTTCCTAAATACGACACTTTGACTGTGACTCTAGACATGGCTGGAACAGTTGTTGGTCTTGCTCATGGTCATCAGTGCCGGGGTAAGGCTGTTGATTGGTGGATGAAACAGGCTCACGGGCAACAAGACATAGGCGAAGCCACTTTACTGCTCACGGGCCATTATCATCATTTGCGCATTGAACAATCAGGTCGCAAGACTTGGGTTCAGGCTCCTGCCTTGGATGGTGGCAGCCAGTGGTTTTCAAATTCAAGTGGCGCAGAAGCACCAGCAGGAATGCTGACACTAACAGTAGGCGAAGGGAAATGGGATGACCTCAAAGTCTTGTGATCACGACATGCTCTATGTCAGATCAACAGAAGGCGATTACAAAGTGTGTCGCAAGTGTGAATTTATGGAGTTGGTATTCAATGACAAGTGAAGAATTAGCTGAACAAGTTACTGCCTGTGTTGAGTCGCTACGCTCAAGAATCATTGGCACAGGCGATGAACAATACAGCCGGGGCAATCAACAATCCATAGAAACAAAGTCTGGCGGTCAAGTTGTGCAAGAAACGCTAGAAGAACTTGACGATGCGATTGTGTATTTGGCACACTTACGCGCTAGACTGAGCAGACTTGCGCAGCTTTAGGTAACCCCTAAACCGTAAACCCACCGTCTTATGCTTTGTGCGGTGGGTTTACTTTTTCCCGGTGTGCCTTCTTGCATTTGTTAGACAATGCCTTTAGTGTCATACAAAGACAATGGAAGGGGTTAGCAATGGCTGACGAACAGAAAGAAACAAAAGAAAATCTAATTGCGCTACGGCTTAATAATGAGCAAATGCTTGCAGTTAGACAATGGGCGCATCAACACAACGCCAATGTAAGTCAAGTGATCAGATCAGCAATAGAACTAATGACAGGAGCAAAGCAATGAGAACACCAAGCGAACAATTGGTGCAGACAACATGGATGGCAGAACACAAGCTATTTAACAATCACGATGCTGTTACCCCGATTGATTGGGCTAAGGTCTGGGAAGTAATAGATAACCTAGATGAACCTGAGTTTGATGCTAATCAGCTAGTAATGGTTGCCGTTCTAGAGTTCCTTTGTGGTTCTGAAATGGTTGAAGTTAGCCTAGATGAAATTGCTAACCTGCCAGAGCTTGAGCGCAGCGCAGTTGTTGAAGCCTTACGACTTAAGTGGTCAAAAGTAGAGTTTCAAGAGAATCTGTAATGGACAACGACAAAGCAGAAATACACGTTGAGCCTTTACCGTTTCAACAGATACCAAATTGGGTATTTGAGTCTGACGTTTCAGCTACGGCTATAAAACTTTACCTAGTGCTGCGCAAGAACGGCGATAACAAACGGGGTACAAGTTTTTGGTCACGCAGAAAACTTGCAGAGCAATTAGGCACGTCAGCAAACACTATGGATCGCGCTAAAAAAGAGTTGATAGACATGGGTGCATTGTGCCAAATTAACCGTAAAAATAAAGACGGTGACTGGACTTCAAATCTGTATCACGTTCATACTTCAAGTGTGACGAATTGCAGATACCTATGCTCACCAGTGGGTACACCTATACCCACAGATGGGGATACCCCTATACCCACCAGTGGTGAACTAACTAATAACCATATAGAACTTAGAACCAAAGAACTTAATACTCACACCTACGGTGAAGAGATTATTCAAGCGTGCAATCTTTTAGCTGACTTAATTGCTGATAACGGATCGCGCAGGCCACAGGTAACCGATAAATGGTTAAGCGATATGGAAAAACTTCACAGGATTGACGAACGCAGTTGGGAACAGATAACAAAAGCTATTCAGTGGTGTCAGGCTGATGACTTTTGGCGTGGAAACATTATGAGTCCAGCAAAACTGCGTAAGCAATACGACCAGTTACGCCTTGCAGCACAACGCAACAATAAGCAAAGCAAGTTCACCAAAACTATTGATTGGCTCAAAAATCTAGAAAACGAAACAAAGGAACTAGGACAATGAACAAAGCAGAAGTAGGAAAAGTATTAGCAATTGCATTAGCGATAGATGCACGTTTGGGCGCAACTGATGAAACGGCTTTTAGGTCAAAGGTTGAAGGCTGGTCATTAGCACTCAGCGAATCTATGGATTTTGAGTTTGCCCGTGATGCAATAGGAAAGCACTACAAATCATCAACAGATTCGATAATGCCTGCACATCTAAACGCTATGTGGAGCAGTCACAGAAGCCGTGAAAACGAAATAAACAACGTTAGGGCTATTGGTTCTACTCCTAGATCGCAGGGAATGCCAGACGATGTACGCGCCAAATTGGTGGAAATGGGACTAAAGCGACCATAATGGTCTAATGATCAAAGACTGTGAGCATGAAGAATGGCTAGATTCTGGCATGTGCCTAATCTGCTCTGCGCCTGAAGGCTGGATGCACAAGGCAGCTTGTAACGATGCTCACCCGGATACTTGCTTTCCTGAAGATGATGAACCGCACCTTTACGACATAGCGCGGCGATTGTGTGAAGAATGCCCGGTTGTTGGATTTTGTCTAGAAATTGGTATTGATGAAAAGTGGGGCATGTGGGGCGGATTGGATCCAATCGAAAGAGCAAAGTTATCTAAGTCCCCAAAGCTACCAAAAGACAAATTAGAAAAGCGTAGATTTTTAAGAGTTTTTGCTTACACAAATTAGAACAAATGTTCGAATAAGTTGTTATCAAAACGTTACCTAAAAATGTCCTAAATGGTGTACAAATCTGACCAAATCCTGTAACGTTATACATGTAAGGGGAACTGAGAAGTTCCAAGAGAAGCAAAGGAACAAAGCAAATGGAATCAATCGTTGGAAGCCCTGAATGGGAAAAGTTAGTAGCTGAATATATCGAATCTATGGAAGAAGCTATTGGCAATGGATCTTTTGAAAAAGGTTGGGCGCACGCCGGATGTAGTCACGCTGAAGGTTATTGTTCAGAAACTTTTAACAACGTTTATGTGGCTGGTGCGTAATGAACGCTTTTGAAAAGTTGCAAACTATGAAAGCTGAAGATTTAAAAAATCTTTGGATTGTGTCTGAAAAAATGATGACCCGTGTTCGTAATGGCGCACTTAAAAATGAAGATGCGGATGCGCTTCTTGTCACACGGGGTTGGATTATGAAAGCAATGCAAGAAAAAATGAGCGAACAAGAATTTTGCAAAGTAGTAGGTGCGTAATGAAAATAAAAATGCCAACAACAGAATCAGTAATTTGTCTTGAGTGTTTTGAAGAACAACAAGTTCCTTGGAATGACTTTGGCGCGACTATGCCATGTGTAGCCTGCGATGCTGCACCAGCAATGTTAGAAAAGGAGTCTGAAGATGACTAATTGGAAGCGACTTGGTGGTCGTATTTACATAACAACTGATAAAAAATTTATGATTAAAAATGTCGGCCCAAGATGCTGGGGAGTTTTTATCAACGATGACTCAGAAGATTGGGACATTGACTGGGTTGGCTCAACTTACCCAACCTTAAAAAGCGCAATGGATTCTAGGTTGGTGCAAAATGCGTGACTGGAACTGGACACCACGCGCCAAGATGATTGGCATAGTATGTCAAGCTGTTGCCGTTGTCGGTATTAGTTGGGTCTTATTTGTAGGCACTTGGTACGCACTAGGTGGTAACTAATGGGATTTGTACCCTTTTCAATGGAACGGGCAACGCTTGACGATAAACACAAAATTAGAAAAATGCTTGAATACTTAGGCATTACACAACCACAGCAGCAAATTGAATTTTTGTCAGCCCTTCTTGGTAAACCTTTTGATACGACCAAGTTAAACCGGCAAGAAGCTATGACACTAAAAAGCAAAATTAAAAACATACAAATTGAAAAGGACAAAGCATGAAACAAGAACAACAAGATGCGTTACGCGCACCGTTTCCAAAAGAACAAATTCAGAAACTACCTACTGGCGGATTGCAATTAGATTACGTCAGCCACGCTTGGGTAACAGACCGTCTGCTTCAAGTAGATCCCATGTGGACTTGGGAACCAGTGGCATTTGATGAAGCAGGATTACCTAAGTTTGATGAAAACGGCGGTTTATGGATAAAACTAACTGTTTGCGGTGTTACTCGTTACGGTTACGGCGAGCCAGCAACTAGAGATAAGTACGATCAGAAAAAATCGGCTATTGGAAATGCCGTAAGGAATGCAGCCATGAGATACGGGGTAGCACTTGATCTATGGGCTAAGGAAGCACCGGCAGACGTAAAGCCTGTGCCTAAAGCTACTAAAGATTTAAGCACAGCGACACAAAAGATGATTGATCGCATCAATACTTCAGCATCATTGGTGGAATTAAGTCAGATTGTGCCACTAATTCAAGGTGGCGAATTTACAGAAGATGAAAAGCGAAATCTAAGGCTAATTTTTAACAACAAGAAAACTGAGTTTGGAGCATGACATTTTTACTAGGGGCGGTCTTATTTTTACTAGGCGGATTTTTTGGCATGATTCTTATGGCCCTATCTTTTGCAGTACGCGATAGTTTGCCACCGTCAGAAAATCACCCGGCACTAAGGGCGGTGCGTGATGACAACTAAAGAAATTGGAATGCAACTAGCTTTAGATGCGCAACCTGATTGGGCAGAACAAGCCTTTGAAGCTATTAAACAACTGGCAAAGCGCGGAACAGAGTTCACAAGTGAAGATGTTTTAGCAATTACAGGACTTCCAAGCGGTGACGTTGGCATGAACAAGAACAACGCATCAGGCGCAGTTATGAACAAGGCAGCACGCGCTGGGATTATTCGCAAGGTTGGATACGCGCCTTCTAAGCGCAAGGCATCACACGGTTCTATTCACGCAGTGTGGGTGGGCAATGTATAGCTTCTGGATTGACGGCGAGCCAGCACCGCAAGGTTCAAAAAATGGCTTTGTTAAGAATGGTCGCGTTGTTATGGTCGAATCAAGCAAGAAGGTTAAGCCTTGGCGCGAAGCCGTTGCAAACGCTACGCAGGAATACAGAGCAAGCAAATGGCCTATGGCTGAACAATGGACACTAACTACCCCGGTAGAGATTGCCCTTGTGTTTCATTTGCCTAGACCTAAAACAGTCAATCGTAAATGGCCTGCTGTTAAACCTGACCTAGACAAACTGGTTCGCAGCACCTTTGACGGGCTTACAACTGGTGGACTCTACACAGACGATGCCTTAGTTATAGCTTTAAGCGCATCAAAGCAGTACGCCACAGATCGGATTGGTTGTCAGGTAATTGCAAGCGAGGTGCAAGATGTTTGATACAAATCAAGCTAATTGCCTAGGCGTAGACCCTGAGTTGTTCTTTCCTAATGGAGCGATAGCACCACAAACAGAAAAGACACTTAGAAGAATTTGCATGAATTGCAACGTATTTTGGGAATGTTACGACTACGCTCTAAATGTGAAAGTTGATGGCTTTTGGGCCGGTACAACTGAATCACAGCGCAAGTCACTGAGAAAAGAATTAGGGATCGAAGCAGTACGCATTGATGAACCCTACAAAGAATCCTTTGAATCACAAACAAAGGAAGCAAAAAACACACGCGCTTATCGTAAGCGCATGAGAGAAGCAGGATAAATAAAATGGCACTACCAACAATTACAGCAATCGGGAATCTAACGTTCGACCCAGATTTCCAAGTAACCGCTAGCGGAATCAGCCGTTGTCGTTTAAGAATTGCTTGCAATGAACGAAAGAAAGCGCAAGACGGAACATGGTCAGACGGCGAACCTACATTTCTAGATGTTGTAGTTTGGCGCAGCTTGGCTGAAGCCGTTGGAGATAGCTTTAAGAAAGGTCAATCAGTAATGGTGACTGGAAAACTTAAGGTTCGTAACTATGAAGATAAGAACGGCAACAAAGCAACAGCAGTTGAGATCGAAGCATCTGACATTGCAGCCGTAGTTAAAGCAAGTAAGCAGAAAGACCTAACGGAAGATCCTTGGTTATGATTATTGCCCTAATACTCTCAGTAGTATCTACGACTATCTTGGTATTCTTTGCCGGATACCGTTTAGCCTTACATCACAAAGCACAGCAGCACATTGCTTGGCTTGATTATCTACACAGTCAGACTGACTCTATGGAGCCAATCTTTGCTGCACTAGATCGTGAGTATGCCTACACAGATGATCTAAGTAAGCCGTTCACTGATGACAAGTAAATGCGGTGTTTGCCCCCGGTCATCCTCAGAAGGGGATGGCTGGTGGGCAGTCCACAACTACAAGACAGATCCACCTACTGTTTATGACTTATGCCCTAGCTGTTATAGGAATAAAAGCCTAATTGCTTACCGGGACACAATCATTGAAGCCCTAGAAGCTATTAAAATCAGTGATCAAGAGCCTGCACTTCATGTTGCAATGCAGGTGATGAAGCAAAGGTGTATCTCAATAGTTAGGGATTTACCTTTCAATGACTAAGCCAATAAGACCCCGTTCTAAGAAGATGGAGAGCCTGTACGCGACTGAACGCCGTAAGTTGGTCAAAGAGTTGCTACGGGACTTCCCGGCTTGTCAGCGTTGCGCTGTGGCTTATGCAACGGATGTTCACGAAATCAAGACACGGGCTAGAGGTGGAAGCATTGTGGATAGGGATAACCTTGCGCTGTTGTGCAGACCTTGCCACACTTACATAACGCAAAACCCGGCAATCGGCAAAGCTGAAGGCTGGCTCAAGAATAGTTGGGATGACTGATGTTTAGAAAAAATAAGACAGAACATATATGCGAATGGCAAGCGATCGCATACGTCAAAACTGACATGGAATCAACTTTACATAGAGCCATTCAACGTGTGCGCGAATTGCACAAACCATTTATTTATGAAAAAAACGGCGAGATCATAACAACTGACATTTGTGATGGTTGTACAAAATGCTGGGCCTGCAATGAATGGGGTTCAAGCGATGATTGCGGATGCAATACTTACCCATGCAAAACAATAAAAGCATTAGAAGGATTTAAGAACTAATGAACAAAGCATCAGAAAAAACCTATCCAGTCAGACAATTTTGGAACAGGCAAATCGTATCTAAAAAGTTATGGGATGAACAGGAATGGTTAGTTGATTACCTTTTAGAATCGGTTGAAAAAACAGTCGAAAAGCATAAAGATTTTGTGATGATCACTAAGAAGCCAATACTTCACAGAAAAGTGTTCATTGCTTCTATGGATGGTCTAAATGAAGATCTTTTAATGTTTTTGGATGACTTTCCAATACCAGAAGAACAAGCAGAATACGTTGTATTAGATTTCTTTACTTATGCAGCTATAAACGAGGAGCAGTAATGACCGGAACTTTTATCACTATCGAACACCGTTGCGTACTGCCAGAAATTGACGAACACATGGGAATCAGAACAGTCTGGCAATGCGAATGTGGCCTACGTTACTGGATTAACTGCCTTAACTTTGTTGATCGTTTCTGGAATCCCATGCACGAGAATGATTGGATTGAATCAGAGAACAGAATGAAAACTCGTGAAGAATCCTTTGAAGAACGAATGGCGCAAGCAATAGCCAATGATCCAGCAAAGCCAATGATTAAGAATTACTGGTGGTGGCAGAGATGAAAGAACAATGTATTGCCTGTGGCTTCGATGCCAAAGTGACCCTGATCTTAGAAGAAAAGAATGAGTACGGCGTGCTAGGAACAGTTGCGCCTAAGAGTTTCTGCCTGTTCTGTATGAACGAAATAAGCAAGGCATACAACAATTTATACAACAACAACTTTGCTGGGATGACTAATGACTAAACCATTAACAGGTTATGAAAAAGAAATTGCAATACTGCACGCTGAAGCACGTTTAGATGCTGAGTTGATTGAAGAATTTAAGGGCATAGCCAATGAATACAGGCAAGCCATTGATCGTGTGCGTGAACTTACACAGGAATACTGGGAAAAGGATTTTATATCATTGTATGTTTATTTAGAACTTATGAAAGTGCTGAACGGTAAAAAACATGAAGCCTGAACCTAACGGTATTTGTCGTGCTGGTTGTGATACACAAGACCACGATAGTTACTGGGAATGCTTACAGGCTGCCAACGTGTCAATAGACAAATCTAGTCTTAGACCTTAATAGACTAGCCAGATGAACTGGACTGACACAGTAGGCGTGACTATTCACAACGACCTAGTTCGCAGTGCGCTCAAGAACAAGCCTGACGCAGACCGTGAGAAGCTAGAGAAGAGCGTTGTCAACCTTTCGCTAAGCGTAGGTATAACACGCCAAGCAATAGCAGACGTACTTGAAGCAGAACTAGAAGCAATGGTCACTTACCGCGTTCTAGGAGATTCAAGCATTACGCTTGAGTACCTAGCAGGTCTGCAGTCAGCAGTGGACTTAGTTAGGTACGGCATACACCTGAGCGATGGGCTAGAGCAATGACCACGATAGTAACTACAACTGGCAATAACTTCTGCACACTTACAGCAGATCAAGGTATTACGTCAGACGTTATTCATCCTGATATGCCTAAGATCGTTCAGCAAGACACGTGGCTTATCGGTGTAGCTGGAAGTGCAAGAGTATGCGACCAACTCCAGTATGCGGTTGAGTATCCTAAGCCACCAATAGAAGTAGTTAAGTCTGGCGAGTGGATGAAGTGGTTGGTTACCAAGGTAATCCCACTAATAGATGACACCGTTAAAGATACTGACATGGATGCTGAAGCCTTACTGGTTACACATGGCAAAGCATTCCTTGTAAGCGAGAACCTAAGCGTGCTTACGGCCAGCCCTTACTGGGCTATCGGATCGGGAGCAGACCTAGCCCTTGGCTCATTAGCTGAGAAACAATACAAACCTGACTGGCACAAGAACCACGACCTATCTGCGCTACGAGCTATGGAAGCAGCAAGTATGCACGACCCCAATACCCGGGGGACACTAGACCAGTACCGCTCCTATACCAACGGCAAAGTAATAGCCAAAGCAAATGGCCTTTAATAAACCTTGTTTAAAGTGCAAGGC